TTGGACATTGTTAACGCAGAGATCAAGGCACGCAAGGCGCGTGTCATCAAATAGGGGAACCATCATGGACCATAACTTCTGGCTCATTGTGCTGATTCTGTTCATAGGTGCAGCAATCGGTGTTGGTGTCGTGTTCTTAGTTGTTGCTGCAATTGCAGCGTTAGGGGATTGAGATGAATGAAAGAGAAGTGTTGAAGCTGGCGCTTGAGGCGTTGGAATTACATTTGACACACCATGAGCATGGTTGTGTTTATCTTGACCCTGCTGTCACCGCCATCAAAGAAGCCTTGGCAAAACCAGAGCAGGAGCCTGTGGCGTGGTTGCACACAAAGATAGAAGGCGTTGCTGTTCCGCATCGACCCGCTGACTTGGACAAGCATCCTGACAGATGGGAAGCATTGTACAAAGCGCCACCGCCATGCCCAACTTGCGAGGCGCTGGCAAGAACTGTGATGATGGATCAAACAGGGAGAGACGCATGAGGCCAGATTACTGCCCGATTGGAAACGAGCCATGCCAATCTCTCTGCGATGAGCCATGCACTAGAAAGCCACAGCGCAAGCCGCCAAACGCAAAAGATTTTGAGGATTATTGCAAGACGCTGCATCCGCTTTGGAACACACGCATCAGCAGAACTGAAGCCGAGGGGTTCTTTCACGCTGGATGGTTAGCCGCCCACGGCATTAAGGAGTAAAAACACATGACAGAATTCAATGACTTCGAGGTGCTGCTTATGATCTTGTTTGTAGCAATCGCACTAGACTTAGCTTTTTGGGGATAACGATGGACGGTATTACAGTTAACGCATTTGAGTACAAGGAATTCATGCGGCAATGGCAAGCCATTTATGGAAACATGTTTACGACCATGAACATGTCAGCAAGCAACAGCAAAAAGATGACAGAGGTTGTTGACCAAGCCAGAAAGACCAACAAGAAACACGGCACGATCATGGGCATCAGCAAGAATGTAGTGTCCTTAGAGCCTAAAGAATTCATCATTTACAGCAGAGCTGGAACCGCTGGAACGAAGGGGAAGAAGAATGGGTAAGGGCAGCACACAACGTCCAACGCAGATTGACGAAGAGCAGATGCAGTCCAACTGGGACAGAATCTTTGGCAAGAAGGAAGTGCAAGAAGAAGAAGAGCCAAGCTGTCACCTGTGTGGTGGACCTGTCCATGTCACGCCTAATGGATTGCACATCCAATGCGATGATTGCTGTCACTATGTCAAGCGTGAGGAGATGGAGCCATGAAGATTCAACTTAGCCCACACCAAGCATTCATGCTCAAGCATTTTGCTTTGGGTTGGAAGTTCAGACTGACTAATAAAAAGCGTGGTTCATGGAACACCTATTGGTCGCTTAGGCGTAGGGGTTTAGTCAACTCAGGAAGCATACTGACAGAGTTTGGCAAAAAAGCATTAAAACAAATAGAGGAAACCAAATGAGAAAACAAAAGCCTGTGGCTTGGATGTACGACTGGACAACGCCAGAAGGCGAGTTTGTGCAGAACATGACAACAGATGATTCATCATCCCTGCATGAGACTAATGGAGAGATAAGCAACATCAGACCTCTGTACCTTTATGAAGTAAATAAAGCAACAGGATGGCGTAAGAAGCAAATAGAAGATGACATGAACGACAACGTAAACCATCCAAAGCATTACACCTCGCACCCGTCAGGCATCGAGGTCATTGAGATCACCGAGCACATGAACTTCTGCCTCGGTAACGTCATCAAGTATGTGCTGCGTGCAGACTTGAAACATGACGCCATTGAGGACTTGGAGAAGGCACGCTGGTATCTGGACAGAGAGCTTGCAAGACGTAAAAAATGAGATCAGTTCAAAGACCAAGAATCATCAGAGCGCTGACAGATAAAGGTTACACAGCCGTTGAGCTGGCTTCTGTGGTGCATTGCACAGTCTACGGGATTGGCGTTGATGCCGTTAAGCCTAAGCCACTCACGGTGCTGGAGAAGGCACGCAAGTGGAAGGCAAACGAGTCAGTCGAGCATCGAGAGTTCAGGCTTGCTAGACAGCGGCAGCTAAGACGTAAGGTTAAGCGTGACCCGTTGGTTGCGGCTTTTTATGGATTAGTGAAATGAATATTGATAAACTAATTGATGCGTGGCTTACTGGACGTTTTTTGAAACATCCATTATTTACGTTAATTGCTGGTTTTATTCTTGGAGTTTTACTTTCCAAGTAGACCGCCAATTCCTGTCGTATCTTCTTCTTGACCAAATAAGCCAGAGCCTAAAGGCAACGCAGGAGCTGCTGCAAACATCTCTGGTTTGAACTTCTTAAACAATTCTTTACGCTGTTCTGGTGTCGAATAGTAGTAAAGGTCTTGCAGTCCTTGACTTCTCAAGTAATCAATAGACTGCTGTGGTGCGCCTTCTGGAACGATTGCACCCTTGAACTCACCAACTTGAACTGCTCTTTGAGGCTTGATCTCAAAATATTCTGTTGGCATCTCACGCAACTTGTTCATAAACACTTGAACATCAGCTTTTAATGACTCTGGAACATCCTTATACAGTTTGTCCAACAGATTCACATTGCGTGTTTGACCGATTTCATACAAAGCATTTTGAGGTTCGTAACTGTAACCACCAGTTCCCTCTAGCTTCCCAAGTCTAGACGTAATGTCATTAAATGCAGATTCAACTTGTTTCTTTATCGGCTCAAACTTTTCACTTGTAATGATGTTTTCGCGAGCTGCTTTGACTTGGTTTAATGTCTTAAATTTTGGCGTTGCAACTGCACGAATGTTAGGAACGCCATAGAAGAAACCTTCTTCACCAGCTCCACCCTTCATCTCTTTAACAAAGTTTTCTAATGTCGCTGGCGCGTAACGACGATTTCCTTGGTATGTGTAACCCTTAAATAATTTTTCTTTTATGTCAACACCAGAATCAGGCAATGATTTTTCAAACTTAGTTAGCCAATCAGAGTATTGACCACCAAGATTATTTACGCTTTCAGACAAAGCAGAACTGTATCTCCAAGGCTCATCCTTAAAGTCTTCAATGTTAGGCAACCCATAACCTTCATCTTTAAGAAACTTTGCTTTCAAAACATCAGAATATCTACGGTCTTCCCAATTGTTTATCAGTTTGTCTACGCTATATGCGCCATCTGGAATTTCAGAAGCAATTCCAGACAATTGTTTCTCAAGTTCCTTTTTGCTCTTTGGGTCAATCTGATAATCTATTTTTGGTGCTCTTGCCGTATAAGCATCAAAGCCATAAACAGGATTCTTCGCAGATGGAACAGCCATCTCTCTTGAACCAATCAATGAAATGTCTCCAAATCCCATCATTGGATTTTCAACATTAGAGATTGCCAAAGATGGAACAGGCATACCACCTAGCTTTTCAACTCTAGCCAACTTCTCTGGACTGATGTTGTGATGAACAATCATCTCCTGACCAGCAGGAACACCAGCAACAAACGACTCTCGTGTTGGTGCTAACAACCCACCAGCCTCATCAACCATACGCATCGGCTGAGGCGTAATAGCAGCCAATGGACCACGACCATAGACCATTGCTTCATTCACGGCAGAACCAGCCAAGCGACCAGCACCACGAGCCAAGTCAACAGGACCACGAGGGTTCATTGCAGCGCCAAGCTGCTCCATGCCAGCAGTCTCCATGCGTGGTGCAGACACACGAGGAATGTTGGACAGAATGCGCTCAGTCGTTGGTGCTGCTGGCATTTGCTGCAACAAGCCTTGCACGCTAGATGGCAAGCGTGGTGTGATGTACTCACGCGCCAATGCGTTCACATCACCAAGCAATCCAACAGGAGCAACCGCAAACCCTCGTCCTAATGACTCAAGGTTGCTCAATGAGCCTCTGAAAGCGTCTGCCAATAAGCTGTCTGAGTAAGGGTTTTGCGTTGCCATGTTCTTACGGTCCTAAAAGTCCACCCAATCCGATGCCGCTAGTAATAGGCAAAGCCTGACGCAATGCCTGAAGTTGCTGCTGCTCCAATGCGTTAGGCATCATACCTGTGCCACCAGATACGCGAGTCGCCATTGAGGTGACAGGTGCTGAGGTGTAAGCGCGAGCAGCCAAGTTGGTAGGCATAGACAGCAGCACGTTCAATGGTGAGTATTCCATCGAGCGAGTGGCTGTTCCAGAGTCACCAACAATCGGTCTGAAGGCTTGAGCAAAGCGAGCAGCTTCATACATTGGCGTTTGGTTTTGACCAAACACGAAACCTTGTGGGTCTTTACGGGTCAAGGCAGAAGCCAAGTTCAAGCCTGACACATTACCTGACGATGGATTGACAACGCCAGAGGCTGTGCGAATCGTCATCAGGTTGCGGTAGTTGTTACGAGCCTGAGCAAAGGCTTGTTGCTCTGCCTGTGACAAGCCACTAGCCAAAGCATCGTCAACCATCTCCTTGATCTGGAACAGCGCAGTACCAAGCTCACGGTCACCACTAGCTGTGGTCATTTCGTTCTTAGCTCTGCGACCAATCTTTGATGACAAGGCTTGCAACTGTTCACCACTAGCTTGACCCTTGTTAGCCAAATCCTGAAACTGCTTGACGAAGATATTGCTCTTCAGAGGCTGTGTAGTCAGACCTTCAAAAGCGTTATCCACCAAGTCAATGCCGTTAAGGACAGTCATTTGGTCGATCTTGCGTAGGTCTGGTGTAGCGACCTTCTTGTAGACATCGCTGATCTGACGCTGTGCCTGAGCCAATACTGGATTGCTCAATTCGTCAGAGTTCACGCCAATGGCTTGAGCTGTTGCCTTATTCAATACGCGCTGGTTCTCAGACTTGATGGTGTTGAATGGACCAGATGTGAAGGGGCTGGACTCCATGCGTGCTTCCATCTGAAGCAGCGAACGTGAGCCAGTTTCCTGTGCAGGAGTAGTCTTAAAGCCCAAGGCTTTGCCACGCTCCAAGATTGCTCTTTGCGCGGCAGTTAAGGCTGCACCAGCTTCAGGTGCAACAGCGCCTAAGTTCACACCGCCACCAGTAACCTGAGCTGAAGGCGTTGCGGCAAGAATAGCCTCGGCTGACTGAGCACCCTCACCAGTTGCAGCGGTAGCAGCAGCACTAGGTGCAGCACCACGACCAAACATAATTTGCGTCAGCTTGTCACCAAGGTATCCACCACCAGCACCAAGCAAACCGCCAACACCAATCTGTGTGGCTTTTTGCTCTGCAAATGAGTCTTGTGGTTGTGTAACTGGTTGCAATGCACCGCCAACAGCGCCAGAAACAGCGCCAGCGCGAACAGGTGCAGTTGCTAGACCTAATGCTTGAACTGCGCGAGTGGCTGGAACAGCGGTTCCTAAAGCTCCACCAATGGCACGACCAACATCAAACTCTCCAGCTTTCATCTGACCTTGACGCCATTCCTGTTGGTAGGCTTGCTCTGCCTGACGATTGATGTCTTCAACACGCTTACGCTCTTCTTGCATGAACTTTTCTATGCTTGAGCCAGCAGGTGCGATGGCTTCCAAGCCTCGCGTCAACATCTGAGCGCCAGCATCAGGAATGTCACGAAGCCCACGAATAACGCCACCAACAGGAGATGCCAAGACCTTTTCTGTGACGGTCTGAGGCTGCTTAGGAGCAGCACTAGCCACCATTGCTTGTAAGGCTTTTGTAATTTCCTCTGCACTCATTGAGTCAGGGAAATTTACGACTCCAACATCAGGGACTGTGACTTTTTGAACCATGACGATTCCTTACTTTCTTGGAACTAATTGACCGTTAACAAAGTCATATTCTTGTGTCTTTTTAGGCATTGCCGCTGCTGGCATTGTCTGACGATAAGCAGAAGACAAGTTCTCTTCTGCTCTGTCAAGCATATCGCCAAGAACCTTGATCTGAGCATTCATCGCGTTCTTGCTTGTCAGCAATCCAGACCAAGAGGCAGGGTTAGTCAACTGACGTTCAATGATTGACATATCAGGACCAGTCAAAGCACCCAATTCATAGAGGTTCTTCACGCCCATGAGCAATGAGTTGTACTTACCTGCAACAGTAGCCGTATCCTCACCAACAGGTAAAGGAATACCAGTCTCAGAGAACGGCAGAGGAATGTTCTTAGGTACAACCCAATTGCCTTTTGACAATTCGTCTTTGTAGTCAGCCAAAGCACCACGAAGGTCATTCAACTGCTTCGCACCCTTCATAAATGCTTCTTGTGGCTTAGTGCCTGTGCCAGCAATCAGAGGTGTCAAACCGCCAGCAGCAGGTGGCGTACCTGCTGGTGCAGCAGGTGGCACGATCTGACCTGTGGGAGCAGCAACTGCACCACCGCCAGCGGCAGGTGCGCGTGCACCACCAGCAGGTGCTGGCATACCGCCACCACCACCGCCAACAGCGAAATAGCCAGTCTCTGCACCACCAACGATTTGAGGTGCAAGCGTCTTGCCATAAGTCTCACCACCTGTGAGCTTAGATTTATCAATCGCAACTGTACGACCACCAAGGTCTTGCAGCACCACATCACGCTTAGGACCAAAACCCTCAACGGTTCTAATGCTGCCATCCTTCATCTGCTGGACAAGCAAAGGCTTACCGTCAACACCTGTCACCTCGAATGGTGAACCTGTGACTTCAGCTCGTGGCTTAATCTGATAAGCCATGTCTTGAAAGCGCTTGGCTTCTTCACCCTTACCAACAGCCGCATACATATCTGCGAGCTTCATGTACTGATTGAACTTAACGTCCTCTGGCTTTGCGCCTTCAGGTGCTTGAGCACCAGCACCCATTAAGGTTTCACCAACTTGCTTTTGCAGATTTGCTTGGATTTGAGCTTCACGCAACTTCTGACCAGCCAACAGATTTGCAATAGCGCCTTGCTGTGCAGTTGAATAGCCTTGCTGACCAGCCTGTAAAGCGCCACCAAGAGCCTGACCTAATGAAACAGGTCGAGCGCTTGGACCACCAGCCTGAAGCAACGCAGCAGCAGCTTGCAGCATTGCTTGGTTCTGGATGCCTTGTGTTTGTGCTGGTGTCAGGTACTCTTCGAGTCCTGAGCCACCTTGACCAAAGAGTAAACCGCCAAAGTCTTGCATTGTTGCCATGATGTTTCCTTAACCCAACAATCCTAATCCACCGCCAAGCAGAGCACCGTAACCAGCACCTGTTGAGCCACCAATCAAGTTGCCCAACATACCGCCAGACAATGCACCACCAAGAGCTGATGCACCTGTGTTGCGATAGATTGGTGAAGTCTGAGTGCCGCCAAGGTTTGCAGGTTGCAGACCTAAAGCAGACTGACGAATGCCAAGACGCTCAAGCTCCAAGTTACGAGCAGCATCGAGTCTGGCTTGTGCCAAGGCTTGACGCTGTTGCTGTGCGTTCATCACGGCTTGTGCTCCTGTCATGCCAAGGTTTTGCTGTTGTGCGCCCAAAGCACCAAGCTGACCGATAGCTCCTTGACGAATACCAGCACCTTGTGCAAATGCAGACTGATTAGCCAATCTAGCATTTTGCAGAAGTTGTGCATTTGCTTGAGCCAAGCTGACGTCAACACCTTGATTAGCCAACTGAGCTTGCAGCATACGAGCAGCATCAGTCTGTCCAAGTTGTGCAGCAGTAGTGAATCCTTGTTGACGCAACTGTGCAGCAGTATTAGCAGCCTGACGGGTGTAGTCTTCATTTGCCAAGGCTTCAGCAACTGCCTGACGCGAACCACCAAAAGCTCTTGCAGCAGAAGCTCTAGCTTGCTGCGCTTGCTGGCTTATTCTTCGCTGACGCTCAATGTCACCTAGAGCACCTTGAACGACTTGTTGCTCGTAAGGGTTTTGGTAAGCAGACATGAATTGCGAACCTAACTGACCAGTCACGTTTGCGATGTTTGCGCGGTTGATTTGTGCAGCTTCAATCTGTTGAGGTGTGTAACCAGCCTCTTGCATTGCTAAACGAGCTGCTTCATTCGTGGTGCGCTGACCAGCACCACCTAAGCCAAGGCTTTCCAATTGCTGCTCTGCTGTTCCGTATTGAGCCGTAAAGTCAGCCAATTGCTTCTCACCCAATCCAGCAGCAGTTGTACGAGCTTCTTCAAGGTTGCGTAAGTAAGCAGCCTTCATCTCTGGGTCGATTGCAGTTGTTGTTGTGCTCGATGTTGGCTTATTACCACCAAGTCCACCACCTAAAGCCAAAGCACCTGCGCCTAAGCCTAGCATTTGACCTGTTGATAGATTGCTAAATAGACTTGGTGCTACACCAGCAGGATTAAAGCCTCCACCAATGTCAATGTTGTCAGGACCAAGAACACTTCCAACCGCAGCAGTAGTTCCACCTATACCTAATGCGTTTGAAATCATTGGAGCGCCAAAATAAGCAGCACCACCTAACAAAGCGGCCTTGCCTAAATCAGAGCCAGCAACATCCTTTACGGTATCAACTGCACCGCCAACTAGATCACCAACTCCACCAACCACATCGCTTACAACGCCACCCATATCAGACTCCTTTTATTCCTTCGAGGAATAGATGCTGGCTTTTGAGCCATCCAAACAAACTATTTCAGCCTTCTTTACCCACCGAAAAGTCTTTGCGAACTTCTCCAGCTTCGTGTTTGTCTCAGGTATCAGAGCAAACATAGGTCGGCTGACCAAACTTTCTAAACAAGTCAGGTCTGTTTTGTAGCGTCTTTTGGTGTCTGCGGTCCATCTGTGGATGTCCGTATGAAACCATAAACGATTTTCAAACAGCTCCAAGTAGACCTTATAGTCATCGCGAATGATGACTGGGACTTTGCTTGTTTCTTCTTGACTCAATTCTAAGCCTACGTCAAGCCTTTGGCACATCACCTCTGACCAGACGCCACAGCGTCAAGACGATTCACGCCTACACGCCAATCGCCCAGAATTGAACCTGTGTAGCGAACCTTGACCTGACGGGCAGAAAACCTCACATCTGTCGGCTGCGCTGCGGTATATGGACCATAAGTCGTTTCGTCAGAAGTCGGATACATCCTAGTTTTGAACGACACCACAACCTCGCCTAGCGTCTGCTCGTCTGGCAGCACCTGACGCACAGACATGATGTTGTCACCGTTACCAATCTGGACTGGTCCAGTCTCGGCATAAGGTGTCGAGCCATCGTAGTTAAAGCCAACCTCGTGCTCATAGATGTACCCGTCAGAAGACACCATCAACGGGTCAAGGAAGACGCCACGGTCAGTTCCAGCAGTCCGAGCCATCGAGCCAATAGACCAATGATTCTCACGGTAGTTATAGGTCACATACGAGTCGTTTTCGTTGGACTGCGAAGAAGGGTAATACCAAGTAAGTTCGCCATACTTCGAGTTGTGGACTGCATAGACTTTAGAACATTGGTTGTAGTTCATGTTCTGGAAGACATAATCGCCAACATCTGACACCAAAGGCTTGACGTAACCGTCATAAATCCAGAATCCTGAACGAGACATCCAGATTGCAGCCGTGTCAATCGCCCCAACAGCCTGAGATGAGATAACGCCACAGCCTGAACCTGCCTTCTCAAACGAGTAGACGTAAGGCAAACCGATATAGGTAGAAACGTGTACATCAACGTCAGTAAACAGCAAGTTAATGCCCCTGACGCGCTTGCCAGTCTTCAAGGAGCCAACTGTTTGCAGCTCAAAGTCACCAGCCTGATTGGTGGCTGCTGGCGTCCAGACTGTATTGTTCTCTTGGTCGCACCAAGCAACCTTACGAGGGTTTCCACTAGCACCTAAAGCAAATACAAAGCGTTCAGCCGTGGTCATCACAGCAGCGCATGAAGTAGGTGCATTGGTTATGGCAACAGCCTTTGTTGGACCTGAAAAGCCTAATTGCCACTCCAATAGCTGACCATCAGCATCTGAGCAAGCAACCAGATATTCACCCCATGTGTCCATTGTCCAAGTGGTTGCAGGAGTCACAGAACCGTTGTCTGGACGCGCCACACCGAAGGCATAAGAGCCATAAGTTGAATAGCCGTAACCTGTCTTCGTGGCAGCGTCAGCAATGCCAGCCGTGAAGGTTGTAGGCGTGATGTCCTTCAAGGTTCCAGCCTCATTCATGGCGTAGAGCTTGGAGTGTGTGCCAGCAGCAATCCAGCGATCTGCTGAGTTGTCGCGCCAAGTAATCAAGCCACGGCATTTGCCTGTCATTTGACTTTCAGACCTCTTACGCCAACCGCCAATAGGTCGCAAAGTTCCCTCAAACCAGCGAACTAGGTTCGAGTCAAAGTAACGCCCTTGAGACTGGTATTCAGTCCCGTTACGGTAGACGCCAGCAGGGATTTTGAGAGGAATGAGTGCCATAGGTCAATTATGCTGAAAGATTGGACACAAAGGTAAGTGTGGCAATTACAGAAGGAATTGCAGGTCTTGTCGGTGTTGTGCTTGTGCCGTAAGCCTCAATTGACAATCCAATGTCTGATGGTCGCCACATGATCTCAATGTAGTCATTAGTCAGCATGTCAACATAGAAGTTGATTGCGGCAATCATGTGTGCAGGGTCGCCAGAGCTTTTACGGGCTTGCATACCGAATCTGCTGTTTGACTTGTCTATGTCTGTCCCATTTTTACGAAACCAGACATCTACGTCCTGCGTGTCGTTTGTCGTGTTCTTGAACTGGATGCTGAACTCAAGGTTATAAAGCCCGTCCTGCGAGACATTCAGCCGTGAACTGTTGGAAAGCGTCACGCCATTGCTGAAGTCTGTGGTGTTGAATGTGACAGCATAGGCAGTCGTGGTGTTGGCTGCTGCCTGATCTGTGGAGTCTTGGAAAGCCCCGTAAGGCTTATTGATGTACTTACCGCCTCGTGGTCCTAAAAGCGCCTGAAAGGCGTTTCTAATGCGTAGGAAGAAGGTTCTTAAGGCTGCATTGGTCTGCGCTACGGTCAAACGCTCATACCTGTCCTGCGGATTGGGCAGGTCAGGTACTGGTGGAGTATCTAACTGTTGATCGAGGTTTGTAGCCATAGACCATATTTTCGCTCAATTAACCCTGTGCGCGGCACAGATCAACGCAATGGTCATATCTGTCTTCACGATCTGCCAACCCGATCAGACCACCGTTAATCTTTTTTGTCATTCCCTCAATGTCCTCAGCGTCAGCAAACTTGCTCAGGTTGTTAACTTTCCAGAACCATCCTGCACTACGGGCAGCATTGTTAGGCTCAAGCAACAAGTCAGGATTTGATACGAAGTCAACTCCCAAAGATGCCCCACAACGGGTGTAGTTGTCCTTGCCCGTCAATTGCTTCAGACCTCTTCCTCTGTACAGCCACCCATCACCAGACTCGATGGTTCCATTTCCCATGCGATTCGAGTAAACGACATTAGCGATTAGCTCAGGCTTACGGTGTAGCTGCTTGGCAAAAGCATTAGGAATCTTCTTGCCTTTTTCGTCCAACTTATATTTGCCATCAGGATTCTTTACCGCAAAACGGTTAGACCAAACAGCAGCCATCGTGACATCAGAGTAATTGAGGTTTTCTTCCAGCATTGTGTAGCCAGCAGACTCATGCGCTGTCTGAGCGAGGAATGACGCAATACGCTCTGGCGTATTGATCTCGAACTCAGCGCATGTGTTCTTAATTACCTCAAGCCACTTATCAGGGTCTTTGATCTTGACAGCGACCAGCATCTCGCGTGTAGGTGTCATTTTTTGTCTTTCATGCGTGAACCTTGGCTAGAACCAAGCAAGAAGGCAAACATCGAGGTCACGATTGTTCCCATAACGTAACCAAGAATCGTGTCTGCATAACGCTGACCAGACTCAGGAATAGACGCCCAGATCAGGCAAGGAATGAAGACCATAGAAAAGGCTGACCAGCAACCAATGAAGTAATACAAGAATCTGCGAATGAATGGGTCATCAGACTCCATCGCTTTCATCTGCATGTCGGTAGCACGCTGACGCGACTTCTCATCCAGCTCTGCCATGAATTCTTCATGCTTTGCTGCCTCAGCGTTCCACTTCTCATAATCCTCTTTGGTGGCTTCGTGCTCAGGCTTTAGGGTAATCCCCATCTTCTCCTGCACATAGTCAACACCCTTCTCAATCACGGCATCAGCCACCTTTGGCATGTTGTTGGCAATCAAGCCATTAACGATTGACATAACGATTGGCAGCATATTAGACCCCTAAAGCAATAACAAACAAGACAACGCCTGAAGAGCCAACAGCCACAGCAGCGTAAAACAAAGGCATAGAA